CACCTTTGCTTGTGGGACGAGGAGCTGCAATGGTCATCGGTGACCTTACCGAGATGGGGTATGACTGCGAGTGGTGTATTGTTTCAGCATCAGACGTTGGTGCGCCCCATCAACGGGACAGGTTCTGGCTTAAAGCCAAATGGCGTGGACAGCTTTCCCACACCGACTTGCAACATGATAAGCGGAGGCCCGAATCACATGAGTCCATCAGTAAAAGCGGGAAAGCATGGGCTGAACTTGACGGGTGCAATAGCAATGTGGCCTACACCAACAGCGAACGAAGACGCTTGTGGCAGACCAACAGGGAAAATGCAGAAGATGTTGGGCAATCATCCGCTAGTCAGACAGGATTTGACTGGTGGCACGTTGAACCCGATGTGGGTCGAGTGGCTCATGGGGTGGCCGCTAGGGTGGACAGACTTAAAGCCATTGGAAATGGACAAGTTTCAGCAGTGGCAGCAACAGCATGGAGTATTTTGAGTGGAACTTAGACCGCACCAGCAACTGGCAATAGACCAGATTAGACATTCACTAGCCAACGGACATAGAAGACCACTGCTAGCTGCTCCCTGTAGCTTCGGTAAGACACTGACTGCTGCATACATTCTCCAACACGCAGCAGAGAAAGGTAATCGTGTCATATTCTTTGCAGACCGTATCAAACTAATCAGCCAGACTTGTGACCAGTTCGACAAGCTCGGATTGCAGTATGGAGTGATTCAAGGTCAGCACGAAATGACCGATCCATCTCAGCTAATTCAAATCGCCAGTGTTCAGACAATAGCCAGACGGCAGAAGATGCCTGAGTTCAGCCTTGCGATAGTCGATGAGTGTCACATCCAGGCAGAGATAGTCAAGAAGCTCATGGAACGCTACGATAACGTGCCATTCATAGGGCTTTCTGCGACACCTTATTCAAAGGGGCTAGGTAGGTATTACGATGATCTCCTTGTTCCGATAACGGCTCAAGAACTGCTCGAAAAGGGCTATCTAGCACCTGTTCATTACTATGGTGGCTCTCATATCGACATGAGCAAGGTCAAACTTAAGGCTATTTCAACTGGTGGTAGTGACTACGACCCTGATTCTTTGGCTGATGCTACAGAAGCACAGCAAGAGAAATTGACTGGTGACATAGTTCGGAACTGGCTGTTACATGGTGAAGATAGTCAGACGATAGCCTTTAGTCCATCCATCAGACACAGCCAATATCTCGTGGATATGTTCAACAAAGCAGGTATCAGTGCTGTTCACATTGATGGCTACATGGACGAAAGATTAAGGCAAGTGCTATACAAAAAGCACAACGATGGTGAGTTTAAAATCTTGTCATGTAGCAAGCTATTGAACACCGGCTACGATGCTCCATCAGTTCGATGCCTGATTGATTGCTATCCAACCAAGTCAATAATTTCTTTTTGCCAACGCTCTGGGAGAATTTTACGCATACATCCAGGCAAAGAGTATGCAATCTACCTTGACCATGCCAGCAATGTAGCTAGGTTTGGATTTGCCGAAGACATAGTGCCAGCGATGCTTGACGATGGTGAAAAGAAATTTGTAGAACGAGATCAGGTTAAAGAGACTAAAGAAAAGAAACAGCACAATTGCCCACAATGCCAGAAGATTATGCTTGGAATTAGATGTTCCTGTGGATATGAATTCCCAATCAAAGAGAGACTGGAAACAGATTCCTCAACGCTCGTACAACTCGCCAGTGCAAAAGCATATGCTCAAGCTGATAAAAGTATGTGGTATTCAGGATTGCTGACTCATGCAAGAAATAAAGGGTACAGTGATGGCTGGGCTGCTCATAAGTACAAAAGTAAATACGGTGTATGGCCTCGTAGTCTAGATATCAAGGTAGGTCAGATACCACTTGAAGTCAGCAACTGGATACTGTCTGAAAACATCCGATATGGTCATCGAAATAATAAATGGAAAAAGCTGGATAATTTAAATAAGATGCTTGACTATAATACATGATTGCATTTAGTATGTAAGACATACCGCAGCGATTTGCTACGGACAACGGGAGCATAAGAATGAAAGACCCAATCTTAGAAATACTACTAGACAACCTCTCTGAAGTATTACGAGGAGATATGTTTGACCCCCAAGATGCCATACTAAACGTAATTTGGTGGGAGCTGTCGAAAGAACATAGTTTCCATTATGACGCAACTAGTCAGTCTGAGGAGTATTCTAGATTGATGAGAGAATACATGATTAAGATGACTCAACCACTACAGCACAGTTTAAACTACTGTACTATTAAGTTGTACCAGCAAGCTGCATACTCAGTTGCAGAACAGTATGAAAGTGAATGCTGGTTAGCCCTAAACGACACTCGGACAGACGATGATCCACAGGATTACGGTTGATGAAGACTTTCCCAGGCGTTATTTTCTGCCCAATATGTGAAAGAGAGCTAGTGGCTGTAAACCTTAACGAAGTCTGGTGTGGAGAAGATATGGAGTATATTTATATGCACAATGATAAACCACACCCAGAAGACCTATCAGTCATGATTCATTAATTATGAGCTTCATCTGTCCATTACCACCAGTCAAGGTCTTCGTGAGAGCTGAGTACCTTTACGATCACGAATATGGACATAGTGATGTAGTTGAAGCGGTTTGGTGTTCAGTTAAGTCAATCAGAGGTGAAGCATTTAGGTTTGAAAGCTATCTACCTGAATATGCAGCACTTTACGACAAGCTGCCAATCTCTGCATTCCTGTGGAAAAGCTGTGAACAACCATTGGACTTGGACATTCTGCAAATCTGGGATGCCCTTACCTATCATGTTGAAGTAATCGAGAAACCTTTACTCAAAGGGTTACGATGTGAGTTCTATGGGAAAGACGGCAAGAAGCACCCTGGTGAGTATATGTTCAGCCTGGACGGTGCTAACCCTGATCCCAGAATCCCTGACTTTACCTTTGCTGAAACTCCTGATGAACACAAGAGTTATAACCTGCTAAAACTCGACAACGGTCAGTTCGCACTCCAGCCAAATAATCGAGTGTTGTTCTTTGATAATGCGTTGGCTTACAAGGAGCTGAAGATGCCTGACTTCAAGGTTTGCACTCATAAATATACAGTTGAGGACAAAGCTAAGTGGAGGCTAGGTAGCACCAGCACTGTCAACTATGATGATGCCAAAGATATTTAGAAATCTCAAAATGAGTTGAGCCTGGGTTTTACTTGATTTGGAAAAACGAAATTTCATAATTTGAAATCTCAAAAAATCCTGGGGAACTTTACTGTATATCAAAATGGTCAAAAAACATTGAAATTCTGCCATTTTCTGTACATATGTAAGTTAGCACTCACTAACAAGGCCTTGTAAGCAAGCACTAACTAACATAATGTTAATTTTTTGTTAACGATAGCCAGGCACAACATGAAAAGCTTGCTAAATGCTTTGGAATCGTTTTAATTTATACCCTTTGGGGTAGTGTTGCCTAGTCTGTTATTTTGCCATACAAGTGATCCCATGCGTTATTAAAGGTAAAAGTTATCTAGACGAAAAACATAACCAGCACTAAAAAAAAGCCCCAATCGAGGGGCTTATGTTTATTTTTTGGTAGGATCAGATTAAAAATTATAAACCAAATAAGAATGGCCTTTTTCTACTGGTATTACAGTAGTAAAGTATTCTAGTTCTTCTAGGTTAAAATTGTTGTCGGGATGACCATTATTGTTATAAAAGTTATTTAATTCTTCTAAAGAAGTAAATTCAGTAAATGAGCAGCATAGTTCTATAACATCTAGTTGATAGGCATCTCCTTCATGTTCTTCAAAATAGTCAAACAATGCGCATAATGCGTTATAGCTAAATTGTGTCTCTCTACCCATTGTTTTGAATGCGTCAATGAATTGGCTTTGGTTTATTGTCTGTACCATTTTTAATTCTCCTCATAGTTAACGAATAAAATTGTGTTTTGACCATATGGTCTGAAGATGTAACCATCACCATATGATTCAGTTACACCTTTGCATCCAGTTATATAAACTGCTCGTTTGGCTGCTCGCATAATTTGTGACTGTGTAGCATCTTCTTTTACAATTATTTCCTTGCGATTTACCCAATGATAGTTAGCTTCACCATTGAAGGTATCTGTAAACTCAACATTAAATTTGTTCATAAATGATCTACCATATAAATTAGTACAAAAGTAAAAAAAACTGCTATTAATAAAAGACTGCAAAATTCTTGTAGATGTTTCATGGCATCACCTCACAAGTAGCAATTACATAATTACTAGTACCATCTATAGATGATGAAATGTAACTTGTTGGCATATAGCTGCCTGTCGTAAAAATGGTGTCACCAATGTCTAGTAGCAAACATCTTTTGCCTTCTTTCGTGCGCACTAAATCGCCAGTTTCGTAAAAATAGTCTGCAATTAGTTTTATAGTTTTCATAGTGCCACTCCACTTAAAGCCATTAATTTTCTCTGATCCTTTTTATTCCAAGCAATATGGTCGAGTTGCTCTACTTGAAACATCAATTCTTCAGAGTCAACTGGTTTTCCTTTTACTGTGTATGTCACAATCCTATCGACATAACCTATCTTTTTAGATAACTCATCTTCAAAACAAGCTGCTCGTTTAATTCCCATCACCAGGCCTTTACCTTCATACAATGATTCAATGGGTGTTTTCATATCGGTTGTCCATCTAACAGTTACTTTAGTGCTGGTCAAAAATTTCATGTCAATTTCCTATTTTGAAAGATCAGAAAAATTCCGGGGAATTTACTGTATTTTGCTTATTGTGTTTAAAACGCTCAACCGCCCCACTCACCTGTTCGGCACTCATTCCTTCTGAATACAGAAGTGCAAAAACATACACAGATTCACCACTTAGCTGCCAAGCATGAACTGCCTCTTTAATCTGTGTCGAAGAAAGGCCTTCTTGCATCATAGAAGATACAAACCAACCTAGTTCTAATTCCTGTTTTTTATTCATCTTATAACCCATAGTTTTCATGTCTTATGCTCCTTTAACTAGTAGAATTTTATCTGCTTGATATGCTGCTTCACCTGCTTCCATGTATGCTATGTATCTTGCTTCTAAATCGGCTTTTTTTGCTTTACGATACTTGGCATATAGTGCTTCTGCTTTAATCCAATTATTTACGCTTTCCTGTCTCATTAACTCAATCACTTCTGAGTGATACCACTCTGCATCTTCTTGCTCAATCTGTGCCAAAGCTAACCACTCGCCATCTTCAAGTGACGCTTTTATCTGTGGCAAAGTAACTCCCTCAGACAGTAAAACTGCTATGGGTTCTGAAATTGATTTTTTGTTTGTAGTTTTCATGTCTTATGTCCTAGTTGTTAATGGATTGTACTACGAGAACTAAATTAATACATTTAAAGAGGTATTGCAATACATATATAAGATATATTTGTATTTTCTTGCAAAATAGATAAATATCTATACAATTCATGGCATTAGATATAATTAAATTACAGAAAATTTCTGATCTTGCTTACCAGGTTGAAGCCAATAATTTTTTTTGATACCCAGCGAGTATGAGTATTGAAAAACCAAGTAGATTAAATAGAATCGCAATAGAGCGTAGAGAGGCATAAAGCAATGACAGACAACACTGATGACAAACCAATCAAGCGAGTTACAGGTGGTAGCCAATACGTGCCAACAGGTATGCCTGCGGGAAGGCCAGAGGTATGGTCACAGGAGTTAGAAGACACAGTATTAGACTTACTTAGTGAGAAATCACTAGTAGGCACTTGTAAGATAGTAGGGATAACACCACGCACTGTATATGCTTGGATTGAGAGCAAGGAAGGATTCTTGACTAAATACTCACGCGCCTGTGAAGAACGTGCTTCATACTGTGCTGATGCTATCCTTGAAGCAAGCTATGACCTACTCAATCCTGATGGTGTACAAGATGCTAATCGCTCTCGTGTAGGCATAGATGGGCTTAAATGGTCGGCAGCCCGCTTGTTTCCTAAGAAGTATAGCGATAAGCACTTGTTGGAAGTATCTAGCACTGTTAACCATACCAACCTATCAGATGATGATTTGAGCAGACGCTTGCTAGAGTTGCGCACAGCACATGAGATTGCTAGTAAAACCTAGTATCTACATGGCCTACAATGATAGTGATTGCTCACTACCAGGCGTGTTAGTGAGTACTCACTACGGCTGCAGCCCGCATAGATAGGCATTCCGCTATGGATTGGGTGGGGGGGGTACGACTTCGCAATCGATGATCGTTGATCCCCCCACTTCTATATAGCGCAATTTTCTACAAAGAAGCCCCCCTAAAATCTCCCAGAATGCCTAAAAAATTTTTCGGAGGGCTATTTTCAGCAATAGATTTAAAATCGTAATGTATAGATTTAAAATCAACAATAGAAGCCTCGGACGAAGACAATCTATGACTTTAAAATCAACAAGCTACCCTCTTGGATTCTCATAGGATTGTTAACAAGGTGTGATTAACTGTATGATGTTCCACATGAAACATGGTTCAATGCAATTGATAAGTTCAATAAGCTAACGAGAGTGTTAAGCATGAATCGACAGCAGAAGCTAGAGTTAGCGTCTTTGTTAGAAGAACAGACTAGACGATTGAATCAAGCCAAGTTTATGCGTAAGTATTCCACGTTGTATGAGTGGCAGAAGAGATTTATATCCGCTACGAAGGAATGCCGTATTGCTGGGTTGATGGCTGCTAACCAAGTAGGTAAATCCCAAACAGGTAGAGTGTTGGATTGTGCGCATCTGACAGGAGAGTACCCTGATGACTGGGAAGGCTATAAGTTTAGTAAAGCTCCGTTATGTTGGTTGTTAGGATACTCTGGTGAGAAGACTAGGGATTTGTTACAGAAACCTATGTTTGGTGATTTGAGGGACAGTAAGTTTCTAGGAGGTCTAATCCCTGTTGACAAAATTATTGACTATAGGGCTATGGCAGGAACATCCGGAGCTTGCAGAGAGATCAGGGTAAAACATAAGTCTGGAGGTGTATCGGTCTGTCAGTTCTGGTCTTACTCACAAGGACAACACGCTTTGATGGGTGACGTTGTTGATTGGTATCACATTGACGAAGAACCTGAAGACCAAGAAATCTTCCCTCAAGTTTTAACAAGGACGTTGAATGGGGACTTAGGACAGGGAGGTAGAGGGATTATCACGTTTACCCCTGAGAACGGAAAGACTAGCCTTGTCCAACAGTTGATGGATTCTGACGGTTCAGGTATGTGTTTACAGACAGCTACTTGGTCTGACGCTCCTCATCTTACTGAAGAGATGAAACGAGATATTCTAAAGGCTTACCCCCCTTACCAAAGAGACATGAGAAGTCGAGGAGTTCCCTTGATGGGTGCTGGGCTTATCTTTGAGCATGGTGAGGAAGATATAACCTGTAAGAGATTTGATATTCCTGAACACTGGTATTTGATTAATGGAATGGACTTTGGCTGGGATCATCCACAGGCTCATGTTCAATTAGCGATTGATCCTGACAGTGGAGCTATTTACGTTGTACAAGCCTGGAAGAAATCTAAGAAACAACCTTTTGAAGCCTGGCAATCGGTCAGAGGATGGGCTAAAGATGTCCCTACGGCTTGGCCTCACGATGGACTAATGCACGAAAAGGGTTCTGCTAAACAACAAAAGGACTATTATGAGGAAGCAGGTTGGTCTATGCTAGACGAACATTCGACTTGGCCTGAAGGTGGTAATGGCGTTGAGGCAGGATTAATGAAGCTCAACGAACTCATGTCCACTGGTCTTTTTAAGATATTTGCTGATTTGCACGAGTTAGTTGCAGAGGTAAGAGAATACCATCGAAGGCAAATGCCCAATGGTACTTCTGCTATTGTGAAAGTGAAAGACGATTTGATTGATGCCGTAAGAGGAGCTTTTATGATGGCTCGTTACGCAGAGCAGAAACGGTATATTAGCGAACCTGTTAATTACGAAGAAGAGAATTATCAAGCACCTACTGGTGCGATGGGATATTAATATGACGGTTAAGATTCTAGTCGATTACATAAGCAAGATGAATATTGCTGATGACCTTGATGAAGATATCCTCAAGGCTATTGGATCAAGAGTTAAACGTCAGTACGAAGAAGACCTCACCTCAATGACTGATTGGTTGGATGCTGTGAAAAACGGTATCGACCTGATGAGACAAGAATACCATACCCGATCAACCCCCTGGGAAGGTGCTTCCAATTACAAAGACCCTATCCTGACTGAAGCATCGTTACGCTTTGGTGATAAAGCTACCCTTGAGTTATTGAAAAATAAAAACTTATTGGCTGTACAAGCTATCGGTAGAGACAAGGATGGTAAAAAGAAAGACCGTATGAAGCGTGTTTCTGAAGTAATGAACTATCAGATTAACTATGGGATGGGTGGCTGGAGACGAGATCAATCTCGATTATTCTATCAACTGCCTAACGTAGGAACAGCGTTTAAGAAAGTAGTCTTTGATTTACTTGAAGATAAGTGTGAGTCCATTGTAATTACTTACCCTGACTTCGTTGTTAACCAAGCTACCAAGTCTATGTCTGACTGTCGTTCTTTCTCTCAGGTTATGCAGTTCTCCCGTAATGCTATAGAAGAGCGAGTACGTTCGGGGAAATGGCTGGATATTGAAATGTTTGAAGATGAGTCTTCTGAATACGAAGAAGGTGTAGACCGTAAAGGCGATAAATTCTCCAACGAAGAACAGAAGGTAATTAACAGTTTTGACAATCCAGAGAAGTTTATTGAGCAGCAATGCTTTTATGACTTAGACGGTGATGGGTATGAAGAACCTTATGTGATAACGGTTCACGACCAATCAGGCAAGGTAGTCAGGATTGTTGCTCGGTTTGATGAAAACTCCATCATGGTTAAGTATAACGAAAAGGTTATGTCATTGCCTAAAGCGATGAGACTTACCGAACAAGACGTAGTGAAAGGGTTTGGTGGTGATGGAATGATGAGCTTTTTAGGGTTGGCAAAACCTAAAATCAATAAAGAAGACTTTGAAATCGTTAGAGTAATCCCTTTCCAAAACGTAACAAAGTATGGATTTATACCAGCCCCTGATGGCACTTTCCTTGATCTAGGCTATGCCCATGTTCTCGGAGCAATGACCCAAGCGATTAACGCTACCACTAATCAACTGACTGACCGAGGTACTTTGAACAATGTAGGCGGTGGAATACTGTCTAAAGAGTTCAGAAAAGAAAACGGAGTGACTAGGCTGAAGATGGGTCAGTACGTTAAGACGGATGTTCCTGCTGAGAAACTAGCTAAAGGTATCTTTCCAAATCCTACCCAAGAACCTAGCCAGGCATTGCTGGCTCTTAATCAGCAGATGAGCAATCGAGCGCAAACATTTTTGGCAGTAGCTGATTTGTCTGGTCAGATTCAAGCAAGCACAGCTCCTACTACTGCATTGGCTATTATTCAGGAAGGAATGACAGCCACTAATGCGTTGTTTAAACGGATTATCGACTCGCAGACTGAAGAATTCCAAGTCTTGTACAGGATTAACAAAACTACATTTAACCCTGATTTGTATAAAGAAATTTTGGACGATCCAGAAGCTGACCCTATTGCTGACTTTGATTCTGATATGGTTGATATTATACCCAGTGCCAGTGCTGAGATGAGCAGTCGTGTACAGCGAATTCAAACGGCTGCACTTGAACTAGAACAAGTCCCTATGGTTCTCCAGTCTGGAGGTAATCCTGTTCCAATTATCAAAGGATTCTTTGAAGCTATCGGGTCTGACTTGTTAGAACAAATCTACCCAGAAGAAAGCTCTATGAGTCCAAAAGACAAAGAAGCTATCCAGAAAATGACTGCTGAGAAAGAAAAAACTAATCAGTTAGCACAACTTCAAACTGAAATACTTAAACGTGAGCAAGACCGTCTGGATGAAGACTCTAAAGCTAAACGCAAAGAGATTGAGTCTAGGATTCTTACCGCTAAAGTCACTGATATTGAAAGCCTGGCTAGAGCTACTAAGTTGGCTGAAGAAGCAGAAACTGAATCTACCCAGAATAAGATTGACAAGTATTCTGGAATAATAGATATGGCTGAAAAACAAATAATGAACTACGGCATTAATCCTATGGAGAGGATTCAACCTATAGCTCCTCCTCCTCCACCAATGCAAGCTCCACCAATGCCACCACAGATGCAGCCACAAGCACCAGGCACAGTGCCTGATAATTTACAAGGGTTGATGAATCAACAAGCAATGCCAGAAGTACCACAATAGAACCCATAGCGGGTAGATAATCTGCAAATGCAGATTTATAAAATAGAGGAGCAATAGATGCTAGAGATGCTATTTAGTTTAATTCCTGAACGTACCCTCATTACACGAGACCACTACAACAAGTGGAAACGTGACCCCGTTACCGTCCGACTGCATAACGATCTTATATTAGCGTTACTTGAGCAGATACAGGACGACTTGCCAGAATCAGTAGATAGCTCCATTCCACTAGCGCATCAAAGAGAAGGTGCTAGGAAAATGATAGATATTCTATTGTATTGGCAACCAGTAGAGGTTCGTAACGAGGAACTAAGCAATGAAGATTAAACCAGTAGGATTCTACGTTTTAGTAGAAACGCAGTTAGTAGAAGAAAAAACGGCTGGAGGTATTTTATTAACCAAAGATACCGCACAGAAAGAACAATCTGTTACTGAAGAAGGTATTTTACGGGCTGTTGGCCCTACTGCTTATTCAGGATGGGAAGGTTGTAAAGATGAATCAAAACCAGCCCATGTCCAGTGGGGAGTAAACATTGGAGATAGGGTAGAGTTTAGAAAATTTGAAGGCAAGAAATCGGTTGTCAAAGATTATGACAACTTCCGTTACATTCCTGATACACACATCATTGGAGTCATAGACAATGGCTGATTCAGAAGAAATTGATTTGAAAGCACTTGCTCAAGAACCAGAGGAAAAGGAAGAAGTAAAGCTCCCTAAAACATACGCTACCCGCCAAGAAGATAAAGCAAGAAGCGGTGGATGGGTATCTGAGGAAGAATGGAATGAAGCCGGTAAAGCAGCAGAAGATTGGATATCTGCGGAGGCTTTTAACATTCGTGGAGAGTTCATTGGTAAGTTAAAAAGCAAAGACAGGGAAATTGAGGAGAGACTTTCTGGTGTTAACAAGATTGTTGACGCTCAGAAGGCAGTAATCAGGGATTTTCGTAAAGCTGCTATCGAAAATGGTGATGTTAAGGCTGTTGAAGGCTACGACAAGCAGATTGCCAACCTCAGTATGCAAGCTCCTGCACGAAATACCGATCTGGATGACTGGAATACCCGTAATGCGTGGATATTTGAGGAATCTCCTAAGTCTATCTATGCAAGACACGAATATCAGAAGGCTAAAATGCAAGGAATGGACGATAACACTGCTTTATCTATAGTCGATAACAAATTAAAGGCTAGTTATCCTGATAATACCCCTAAAAGAAGTGTTCCTGACACTGAAAAAGGGCATGGAAACAAGGGCTTTAAGACACCTTCTAGGGCATTAAGTATGGCTGATTTAACCAATGATGAGCTTGCTTTGAAGGCTGCATTGCCAGATGCCTGGAAGAACGATAAAGAATTCCTGAAGGCTGTATCTGACTCTAGGGGGTCAAAATGAGAGGACGTAGAACTTCCGCATCCAATGTAAGTGCTGAGATGTCTGCTGTAATGGGTATTGAGTCTGGTGATGCCAGAAATCCTAACGAACCTGCTAAACGGGTCAGAAGGGGTATGCAGCAAGGGCTAAACCTTGAAGTACCTAATTATGAGTTTGATTGGGATCACTTTTATTACCGCTGGTTTTCAGAGGTAAGTAATCGTCCAGGTCGTATTACTTCTGCACAGAATGCTGATTATGAAATGTGTGTAGATTTCTCTGGTGGAACTATAACCAGACCTTCTGGCAGCAGTACCATGTACCTGATGAGGCTTAAACGTGAATTCAGGACAGATGACCAAAATGCCAAGAAGGAAAAGAACAAAAAAATGCTTGGTGAGCAAACTAAACTAGCGGTCAATGAATATGCACCGACTAGAACAAGAGCCGAAGGAAGTGAATCATCTTTAGATCGAGTTGAGTCAGATAATCCTTATAGTTGACAATGACTTTACTGCTACTGTAATCTAGTAGCAGCAAATTGCTTTTAGCAATTTATAGTTTAGGCATAGAGCCAAATTTAGAGATTTTCCTCACTAAACGCTTAGAAAAAGCGTCAGTTAGTTGAGACAACTGCCCGTAAGGGTATTTCTTTCATTTAACTTACTGAGGTCTACAATGGCTGGATTAAAATTTGTAGGATCCGATTCTCAGGGTGACATTACAGGGAAAAGTAAAACTTTCCATGTACTTGCATCTCACTCTGGCGTTCTCGGCCCAGGTGACCTGGTCGTTCTGACCGGCACTTCTTTCACTGATGGTTATGCAGAAGTCGATATCGGCACTGCTAACATTGGTAATACTGGCGTAGTTACTGGCGTTCGCCCAACTTATACTGGTGAAGCTCTGTCTTACACTCATCTGCCGGCATCTACTGCTGGTTACTTGACTGTAAACACAGATCCCTTTGCCTTATATGAAGTTGACGTTGCTAATGGCCCATTCACCGCTGTTGATGTTGGTCTTAACTGTCCCGCAGTAGTTACTGTTGGTACTGTTACTGGCTCAATCTTTGTCAGCAACATGAAAGCCAACTTCACTGGTCGTGCTACTACAGCAACCCTTCCATTAACTGTCGTCCGTCTGCTTGTAGGTTCTGATGGCGTACTTGGCTCACGAGCCTTAGTACGAGTCAATGAAACCAACAGCAAACTGGGCGCAACTGGCATTTAAGGAGATAGACAATGAGTACAATTATTACTCGTGGCAGTATTCCACGTCTTCTCCAAGATGGCGTTGGTAATATTTTTGGGAACGAACTTGCAGAACACGAACCCAAGTACGATAAAATCTTCATGGTCAAAGATAGCCAGAAGGCATTTGAAGTAAATGTCCAGATGGAAGGATTTGGTCGTTTCAGTAACAAAGACGAAGGTGATGATATCTCCTTTGATTCTCGTAGACAGGGCTTTACACCTAAGTATATCCATTCAACTTGGGCTAAAGGCTTTATCGTTACTGAAGAAGCGATTGATGACGAACTGTACAATCAGTTCAGTGATGGCGCAAAAGCTCTGGCTCGTGCTGCCACTATCACTAACGAACTGGATGCCCACAGCGTTCTGAACAATGGCTTTGATACTGCTTACACCATGACTGACGGCGATGGCACTTCCTTGTTCTCTACATCTCACAGCAATGGCCCAAGCGGTGGTACTTACCAAAACCGTTTGACTATTGATGCTGATTTGTCAGAAGCATCTTTGGAAGACATGCTTGCTCTTATCATGCAAACCACAGATGCTCGCAGTCTGCCTGCTGCACTGATGCCAAAACGTTTGATCGTACGATCAGGCAACAACGCATTCAATGCACAGCGTATCTTGGGTTCTGTATTGCAGAATGACAGTGCTAACAATGCCACTAACGCAGTCCGTGATATGAACCTGTTCAAAGATGGCTGGTTGGCTTCGCCCTTCCTGACTGACGATGACGCATGGTTTGTTACCACAGATGCACCTAATGGTCTGAAATTCTATTGGCGTAGAAAAGTACGTTTCGGTCAAGACAACGCATTCACCTCTGGTAATGCTCGTTTCAAAGCCGACTATCGTACCTCCTACGGATGGGATGATGCTCGTGGTGTGTTTGGTACTAACGGAGCTTAATCCGTAATAATGTAGGGGGTGTAAAAGCCCCCTATGTTTCAACCTTGACATTTCTTAACAGACCCTACTGGGTTCAATGGTGAAAATATGAGTTATTCAAATTATCCAAATGGTTTTACCACTGGTCTTACTATCCGTGGTTTACCAATCAATGTGACCAATCCTGGTCAAATATTCTTTGTGAACTCTACGACTGTTATCGCTGATGGCGGTGTAGGTGGTTCTAATGGTAATCCTGGCACTTATCAAAAACCTTTCGCTACCATTGCTTATGCTGTTACTCGATGCAAAGCTAACCGTGGTGATGTTGTTATGGTTATGCCTGGTCATACCGAAAGCGTTATTGCTGCTGCTACCATTTCTGTAGCAAACGGTAATGTATCTATTATCGGTCTTGGCACTGGTAACAAACGCCCTACCATTACGCTGAGTACGGCTGCTACTGCCTCTATCGCAGTAAGTGGTGCTAACGTAACTTTCAAAAACATGATATTTACAGCTAACTTTGCTGACATAACTAAAGTGTTTACTGTTACTGCTAAATACTTCTTGATTGAAGATTGTCGCTTCCAAGCTACTGCTACTAACATGAACTTCTTGTCAATCGTTAGCACAAATACAACAGATAACATAGCTGATGGTATGGCAATGATTGACAGTGAGTGGGTCGAGCCAGATTTGCTTACAGAATCAATGTTCAATATCAACGGTCATATTGACGGATTAACTGTAAATAATAACTACTCTAACTTGGGTGTTAATACGAACAATCTTCCAATCGTTGTAAAAGGTGCTACAGGTAAATATCTGACCAACTTTGTATGCGAAGAAAATATGTTTCAGCGATTCAACACAGCTAACCCTTTGTTGGTCGTAACGGATACTGGTCTTAGCTCTACAGGCTCTATCCATCACAATATGATTAATCATAGGGATGTTGCTGGTGAGCTTCTGGTTACTACAACAACTGGTATTGGTTTCTTTGAAAACAAAGCCACTGCTGTTGCTGACCTTTCTGGTTATCTGTTGCCTGCTGCTGACGCTTAATAGTAACTATCGGGGGTAGGTAACACTACCCCCTTCTTTTTTAGCGGAGGCATCATGCGTAATTTAGAAGTAACAACAGTTGCACTTACGAATAGTGCTACTGCGGTATGTACATCCCAGACCAGAGCAAGTGCTGGTGCATTGACTCTTGATGGAACTGTAGTAACGAGTGGTGTTGCAGTTATTGCAATGGCACAGAAAATATCCATTACTGGTGCTAGTTCTAACACAGGCATTACTTACACTATCGCTGGTACAGATGCTGATGGGAAAACAATCTCAGACGTTCTTACTGGTCATGGTGCAGGTGCTACAGTTTTCTCAGTGTATTATTTTAAAACAGTTACTGGTGTAACGGTGTCTGCGGCTATGACTGGCAGTAGTACGGTTGGAGCTATTTCAAGTTCCTCTGGCGGTGCTTCTACCAAAACTCTTAGAGTAAATAGCAGACAATCAGATTTTGGTCTTGGCTTGTATGTTGATCTTGTTGGAACAGCAGCAATGACATACACAGTTCAAGTCTCACCAGATGAACCAGAAGATACTGTTGTGCTTAGTTATGCTACTGATGCTGCATGGTTTAACCAAGCTGATATGACCAGTAAAACAGCAGATGCTTATGCGCTGATGATTACTCCTTGTCAGACTATAAGATTGATTATTACAGCCTATACCAGTGGTGTAGCTAAACTATACTCAGTGCAAACACAATAATGGCTAAAGACTCAAGACTTGATAGGGTGGGTGTTGCTGGGTTTAATAAACCTAAACGCACCCCTTCTCATCCTACAAAAAGTCATGTAGTGGTGGCTAAGTCTGGTGACCAAGTTAAGACCATTAGATTTGGTCAACAAGGGGTAAGTGGTTCGCCTAAGAGAGAAGGTGAGTCAGCAGCAGATAAGGCTAGACGAGCATCATTCAAGGCTCGTCATGCTTCAAATATAGACAAGGGTAAGATGTCAGCAGCATATTGGGCAAACAAGGTAAAATGGTGATTTATGTCTAGAGTAAGAGCAACAGAGCAGCAATCTAAAGGTTCTCAGCTATCATCTGATTCAAAGGTTAAGTCAAGTGGCATGAAAAGCAAAAAAATGCCTATGAAAGGTAAAAAAATGACTATGCCTATGAAAGGCAAAAAAGGTTATAACTAATGGGAATTGTTACCCAAGATAAATGGGTTAAAGGAACGTATAACTCTATATCTGATGACTCTGGTCAGAAGTATAAACGCAAGGATATGCGTAAAACTTGGGATAATAAACTGGTAGGTATTGATGAGTGGTCGCCTAAACAGCCCCAATTAACCATACGATCTTATACAGACTACCAGATTGCCGCAGACGCTAGAAGTGATGCAACTCCTGGCGTAACTGCTGGCCCAGTATTAACAACAAGCGAATTGATTTAATAAGGTGGACAGATGGCTATTACTTCAATTCTTACCAAAACTGCCGGTGATATTATCGAGGAAGCCCTACGGGATGCTCGAATCATTCCAGCAGAACAGCCAGTCCAAAATTCAGACTATGCTAGGGGTTTAACAGCCCTTAACAACGTCAGTAAGTATTGGCAGACCAAAGGCCCTAAACAGTGGCTTATTGGCAGAGCTATACTTCCATTAGTTGTAGATCAAAAAAAATACGCACTTGGCCCTGATGGTGATAATTGTGCTGTAGATTCTAGTTTCTACGATACAACTACTACTGTAGCACTTGTAGCTACAAACACTGCAATAACGGTAGCTACCACTGCTAACATGGTAGAAGCTCCTAACATACTGACTACTGATCCTACCGACTCCACTCAAGACTGGACTGCTCTTAACTCAGCAACACTTTCTACCTCATCAGGTTTGGTAGTAACGAATGTAGCGTCAACTGCTGGTGGAGCGACATACGAATTAGATACCACTATAGGGGTTACTTATAGGGTTAGGTTTGCTTACACAAAAGGGACTTCTAGCGGTGCTGTGTTTACTGTACTCAACGGAGCAACTGTAGCAGATACGGTGGTTTTGGTTGCTTCTGCTGCTGGACAAGAACTCACTATTACGGCTGTTGATGAAACAATAGTATTCAAGATGTTAAATTCATCTTCAACCACTGGTCATACAAATACTGTATATGACCTTGAATATGTTGATGAAGAATCAGGGTCTTACATAGGCATTGAACAGGATGATGGAACTCGATTCTGGGATCATGTTTTAAACGTAAACTCTAGCACAACACTAGAAATATTGACTGGCGTTGATTCTGCTGCTGCTTCTGGTAATTCTGTTTATTACTATGCAGATCAAATAGAACGTCCATTAAGAATTGAAAACATCATGTATGCCTCATCACTGACTGGAAGTGAAATCCCAGTAGTAGGGTGGTCTAGGCAAGAATACTTTAACCAACCAGACAAAGATTCCTCTGGCACAATAGTCAACGTCTATTACAACGCCACTCTTAGTAATGGTGAGCTATATGCTTGGCAGGTTGCTGGAGATGTTAATAACGTACTTAGGTTTGATTACTTAAAACCAATGAAAGTATATTCAAATATCTCGGATGAGATTAACTATTCTGAAGAATACTTCTTACCATTAAAGTGGGCATTGGC